GCGTCGGTGGTGGTGCGACGGGCTTCCGCGGTGACGCAGTCGTCGTCGACGACCCACTGAAGGCCGACGAATGGCCGTCGCCAGACGAGCTCGAGAAGGTCATCTCGTGGTGGGATTTCCAGATGTCGTCGCGGCTCAATGACATGGGCAAGGGCGCGCGCGTCGTCATTATGCAGCGGCTCCATGAGCGCGACTTGTCCGGGTATCTCCTCGAGCGCGGAGGCTATGAGCACTTGTGTCTTCCGAGCGAGTACGATCCGGGACGTAGTTGCGTAACCTCGATCGGCTTCAAGGATCCACGCACCGAGCGCGGCGAGCTGCTCTTTCCAGCTCGCTTCGACGCTTCCGTGATCGCCGAAGCGAAGCGCGACCTCGGTCCATACGGCTACAGCGGGCAGCACGATCAAAGCCCGACGCCGGTCGGCGGGTCCATCGTCCGCGAGGAATGGATCCGGTATTGGTACCCAGCCGACGCGATACCCCCTCCCGCGGTACGGGTCATGACGGCCGATGGCGTGCGGGAGATCCCACAGGAGCCGCTTGGACCGGTCGAGACGTGCGTGCAGTCGTGGGACCTGGCCTTCAAAGGCGGCGCGTCGAGCGATTTCGTGGCGGGTCATGTCTGGGGCAGGACGGGCGCGCGCTTCTATCTGCTCGACCGGGCTCACGCCAGGCTTGACTTCCCGGCCACGCTCACAACGATTCGCGAAATGACGAAGCGTCACCCGAGGGCGCTCGAGAAGTTAGTCGAGGACAAGGCGAACGGACCGGCCGTCATCGCCACGCTGCGGGACGAGATACCTGGTCTCGTGCCGGTGCAGCCGGATGGCGGCAAGGAGGCGCGGCTTCACAGCGTGGCCCCGCTCTTCGCCGCGGGCAATGTCTGGCTCCCGCACCCGGCCTTCGCACCGTGGGTCCACGAGGTCGTGGCCGAGCTCGTCCGCTTCCCACGGGCGCCGCATGACGACGACGTAGACGCCTGCACGCAGGCGCTCTCTCGGCTCTCTCGGCTCATGGACCACGCGATCGTCTTTCACACCGAATCGGCACCGAGCCGGTGGGCTTGACCCGCCTTGCTTTTTGTGCTTGACAGGGTGAGGATCACGGCATGGCACCACGCAAAGCACCCGACCTACAGATCCTCGGATGGACCGGGCTCAAACAGCACGGCGGAAGTCTCGACGACGAGTTCCACCGCGCGCTGAAGGGCGAGCGGGGAAAGAAGCTCTTGCGCGAGATGGCCGACAACGATCCGATCGTCGGCACGATCATTCAGGGCATCTCGACCTTCGTGCGACAGACAGAGGTGCACATCAGGAACCCGAGCGAGACGCCCGAGGGGGCGGGGCACGCCGAGTTCGTGACGCAATGCCTCGACGACATGTCGGCGAGCTTCGACGACACGCTCTCGGAGATCATGCGGTCGCTCATCGTCTTCGGCTTCGGCTATGTCGAACTCGTGTACAAGCTCCGCGACGGCGACAACGCGGACCCGAGACGGAACAGTGACTATGGCGACGGGAAGATCGGGTGGCGCAAGTGGGGCATGAGGCCCGCCGAGACGATCAACCGATGGTCCTTCGACGACGACGGCGGCATCAAGGGCGCGTACCAGCTACAGCAGAACGGAGGCGAGGTCTTCCTTCCGATCGAGAAGTGCCTGCTCTTCCGCACCGAGACGATCAACGGCAACCCCGAGGGGCGCTCGCTCTTGCGCAACTCGTTCACGTCGTACCACTACGCGAAGAACCTGCGGGAGATCGAGGCGATCGGCATCGAGCGGGACATGACGGGCCTACCGGTCCTGCGCGTGCCTCCGGCGATCATGGGCTCCGCGCCCGGCACGCGGGAGTCGGCGATCCGCTCCGACCTCGAGAAGCTCGGCCAGCAAATCCGGCGGGACGAGCGAGCCTTCATGATGCTGCCTTCCCGTGAGTACGGGGGGCAGACGACGGGCTACGACTTCGAGCTCATGGCGTCGCCGGGCTCGCACTCCATCGACACCGACACAGTCATCCGGCGCTACGAATCCCGCATGGCGATGCCGCTTCTGGCGGAAGTCATGTTCCTCGGCGTCGACGGGGCGCAGGGGCTCGGCGGCTCTCTCGGCGAAGTGAAGCTCGAAATGTTCGAGCGGTCGATCACCGCGTTGCTCGAGCGCATCGCCTCGCCGATCAACGACTTCGCCATCCCTCGCCTAATGCGCCTGAACGGTTCGATGGATCGAGAAGTGTACCCGACGTTCACGTTCGGGCCGGTCTCTCGTCCTCGCCTCGCCGAGCTCGGGCAGTTCCTACAGCAGACTGTATCGACGGCCGTGCTCACACCCGACCGCACCCTCGAGAACTACGTCCGCGCGCAGGCGGGGCTTCCCGAGGCCGAGGACGAGGAGGACGTGGTCGATGGGTAAAGCGTGCTGCGACGTGCACAAGGTAGGGCCGAGTGACTTCGAGCGGGCGACTCCCGCTGAGGTCCGCTTCGGTCGACGCTTGGCCGCAGCCTTCGAGACGGCGTCGCGCGAGCTTGTGGCGTCGTGGGACTCGCTCGACCCGAAGACCGCAGAGGAGGCGTACCGGGCGATTCTCCGGCTCCCGTGGCAGGAATCCTTCGGAGAGCTCGGCGTGACGTGGGAGGAGACGGTGCGCAAGGTCATGACCGACGCCGGCGAAGCGTCATTCAAGGACCTGCGCGGCACCATCGCTTCGCCGTCATCGACCCTCATGACGGCGAGCTTTACCGTCGAGAATCCGTACAGCCGGGTCTATCTCCGAGAGCGATCGTCACGGCTCATCGTCCAGATCACGGAAGAGACTCGCGAGGCCGTCAAGGACATGCTCGACCTGGCCGTGCGCGAGGGCGTGCCTCCGAAGCAGCTCGCGCCTCGCATCGGCGACACCGTGGGGCTGCATCGGAGATGGGCGAAGGCGGTCAGCAACCGGCTCGGCAATCTCTTGCAAGCCGGCGTGCCCTACGACGAGGCGAAGAAGGAATCGGCGAAGTACGCAAAGAAGCTCCGGCGCCGGCGTGGCGAGAACATCGCCCGCACCGAGATCTCCAACGCAAGCAACCAGGGCACGGCCGACTCGTGGTCCATCGCGCAGGATAACGCATGGATCCCGACGACGACGAAGAAGCAGTGGATCGCGGCCTTCGGGTCTGCGAGGACGTGTCAGTACTGCGGGGCGCTCCACGGCGTCGTCGTCGGCCTGAACGAATCCTTTCCCGACGTCGGGCTCGGTCGCACCTCGCGACCGCCGGCGCATCCCTCGTGCCGGTGTACGATGGGTCTCGTCTTCCCGAGGTCATGACATGCCATATCGCCGCGCCGCTGACATTCCGAAGCCGGTCCGAGACGCGCTCCCTGACGCCGCACAGCGCATCTGGTGGCGTGCTTTCAACTCGGCCGAAGCCGAGTACGGGACGAGCGACGAGGGGCGCTTGGCGTCCATTGCGTGGGGCGCAGTCCGCAACGCCGGCTACGAGAAGGAGGGCGACGCGTGGCGCTTGGCGAAGGCCGAGACGTACAAGCCAACGGCCGCGATGGCGGCGAACGCCAAGCGGGCGCTCGAGGTGCGCGCATCCAAGCCAGCGAGCCAGCGAGGCATGACGAGCGTCGGCATTGCCAGGGCACGACAGCTCATGGGCCGCGAGGCGCTCTCGGAGGACACCGTGCGCCGGATGAAGGCTTACTTCGACCGGCACGCCATCGACAAGGAGGGCGAGACGTGGTCCGAGCAGGGCAAGGGCTGGCAGGCGTGGCACGCATGGGGAGGCGACGAGGGCCGGTTGTGGGCCGAGTCGATCGTCCGGCGCCTCGAGCGGGCCGAGAAGAGCCTCGAGGTCGCGAAGGTCGACGAGGACAAGCGCCTCGTCTTCGGATGGGCGTCGGTCATCGAGAACGAGGACGGGTCGCCGCTCGAGGACCTGCAAGGCGACATCATCAAGATCGAGGAGCTCGAGAGCGCCGCCTACGAGTTCGTCTTGCGCTCCCGCAAGGCGGGCGAGATGCACGAGCGGACCGAGGGCATCGGGCGCTTGGTCGAGTCGTTCGTCGTGACCCCGGAGAAGGCCGCGGCGCTCGGCATGACCGCGAAGGCCGGCTGGTGGGTCGGTTTCAAGATTGATGACGATTCGACATGGGCAGAAGTGAAGAAGGGTTCATTCCGCATGTTCTCGATCGGCGGCAAGGCCGTGCGCGGGAAGGCAGACTGAACCCCCCTTTGCAAGACAAAAACGACCGCACTAGGATCTGACACCATGGCAACCGAACTCACTGACATCGAGCTCGACGAAGTCTCTCTCGTCGACAAGGGCGCGAACCAAGCGGCTCACGTCGTCCTTGTGAAGCGATCTCCGCTCCGACGCCTCGTCGATTGGGCGCTCCGCAAGAACGGCGAGTACGGCTACGGCATGGCGCCTCCCGCGAGCCCAATGCCGATGTCGCAAGTGCTCGCCGAGGCCGACGCGCACGACCAGATCGGGCGCCTCATGGAGGCACTGCACGAGTCCCTCGCGTCCATCCAAGACAGCGACCTCTCAGCCGAGGACAAGCTTGCGCTAATGCAGCAAAGCGCGGCCGAGTTCGCCGAGGCCGTCGAGGGCGTCGAGCTCATGAAGGGTCTCCGCGACCACATCGAATCGCTCTCGTCGCTCGACGAGATCCCCGCGGCACTCGCCGCGCTCAACAAGGCTCTCGGGCTTCCCGAGGGCGAAACCGTAGGAGAAGACATGACCGAGCCGGTCAAAGCCGAGGAGCCCTCGGTTGATGTCGAGAAGGCCGACGACGTGGCGAAGGCGCTAGCGTCCGAGGTCGAGAAGCGTGAAGCACTCGAGAAGAAGCTCGCCGAGATGGAGCGTCTCGCCAAGCGTGCCGAGGTCGCCTCCCGCGTCGAGAAGACGATGGGCGCCGTGCCTGGTACGAGCGGCGAGGACCTCGTCGGCCTGCTTATGGCGATCCACGACGGCGCAGGCGCCGACGTCGCCGGCAAGGTCGAGGCGCTTCTTGTTGCATCCTCGGCTGCCATCTCGGAGAGCGCCGTGCTCGACGAGGTAGGCAAGGCGGCGGGCGCCGAGACGGACGCCATGTCTCGTGCTCGCACTCTCGCCGACGAACTCCGCAAGTCCAACCCGACGATGACCAAAGAGATCGCTCTCGCCAAGGTCTTCGACACTCACCCTGACCTCGCAGCGGCGATCTACGCGCGCTGAATGAAAGGAGCCTAGCATGGCCACCGATATGCAGCTCATCAGCGACGTGACCTTCGAGGCCGCCGCTGACCTCTCCTCCAAGCAGTTCTACCTCGTCAAGTTGAGCGCAGCGAATACCGTCGCCGCCATCACGGCGGATACCGACATTCCCGTCGGCATCCTCCAGAACAAGCCTTCCGCCGCTGGCCGTCCCGCGGTTGTCCGCATGTTCGGCATCAGCAAGGCGAGCGCCGACGCTGGTATCTCGGTCGGTGCGCTCATCGGCACCTCGGCCGACGGCCAGGCTGTCACCCGCACCGTGAGCACCGACGCCACCAAGTACGTCGTCGGCGTTGCGCTGACCGCGTGCTCGAACGCTTCCGAGCTCGTGGAAGTGTCCTTGAACTGCATGAACCCCCACCGCGCCGCCTGATAGCGACGTCACACGAAAGGAGATAGGACATGCCCGCACTCCAGCCCTCCGCGTCTGACGTCCATGTCGACGCCATCATGACCAACCACTCGGTCGCCTACATTCAGCAGGCTACCGACTTCATCGCTTCGACCTTTGCTCCTCGCGTTCCCGTGCAGAAGCAGAGCGACAAGTACTACATCTTCACCAAGGGCGATTGGTTCCGCGACGAGGCCAAGCAGCGCGCCGGCTCCTCGGAGTCCGTCGGCGCCGGCTACTCGCTCTCGACCGATTCGTACTTCTCGGAGCAGTTCTCGATCCACAAGGACGTGAGCCGCGACGTGAAGGCGAACACCGACAACCCCCTCGACTGGCGCCGCAACGCAACGCAACTCGTCACCCAACGTCTTCTCCTGAAGCGCGAGGTCGAGTTCGCCGCCAAGGCGTTCGCCGCGAACTGGGGCACCAACCTCACGGGCGGCTCCAACTTCACGCAGTGGGATGACTACTCGAACAGCGACCCCGTCGACAACATCGAGGACGGCATCTCCACCGTGCTGAAGAACACCGGCCTGAAGCCGAACACCCTCCTGCTCGGCTACGAGGCGTGGAAGGCGCTGAAGCATCACCCGGACATCGTCGACCGGTACAAGTACTCCTCCTCGGACAGCATCTCGACCGACATGGTCGCGCGTCTGCTCGAGCTGGACCGCATCATCGTCGCCAAGGCCGTGAAGAACTCCGGCATCGAAGGCGCGAGCAACAGCTTCGACTTCGTGTCGGGCAAGAACGCGCTCCTCGCTCACGTCGCCTCCGCTCCCGGTGTCGAAGTTCCGACCGCGATGTACATGTTCGCCTGGACCGAGCTCTTCGCCGGCGCGGGCGTGCAGTCCGACATGGTGATTAGCTCCCTCGAGCTGCCGCACCTGAACGGCACGACCCGCGTCGAAGGCGACATGTGCTTCGACTTCAAGATCGTGGGAAGCGACCTCGGTTACTTCTTCGGGTCTTGCGTGGCGTGATGTTCGTCGTCGCCAAATCATTTCGTGCTGGCGACCTGCTACTCGTCCGGGGTGACACCATTACCCCGGACGGGTGGCGTAATCTCGCGCGCCTCGTGTCGTCTGGCTACGTCGAGAAGGTTGAGGCGCCGGTCGTCTCTACCGACGAGCCTGCGCACGAGGACGTGCGTCCCTCCTCCTCCCGTCGTGGGCGTAGCGCCCGAAAGGACTCCAAATGAATCGCATCACTCGAGGCGAGGCGCTCATCGGGAATCTGACCCTCGGGTCGGTACAACTCGACAAGGCGCCTCTCAAGGCATCGATCACCGTCGGTGCCGAGGCCGGAAACGTCATCAACGTCGCGGTGCAGCTCCAGGACATGAACGGCAACGCGCTCGCCAACCGGGCAAGCGTGCTCGCCTACCTCTCCGACGACGCGAACGGAGACTCGGTCGCAGGCACCGCGCCTGACACCGTGGCCATCGGCACCGACGGGCTCGCAATCCCGCTCGTCGCCGGCAAGTGTTTCCTCCTGACGAGCGAGGCCGATGGAGACATCGACATTAACGTCACCGAGGACGGCGCGGACACTTGGTATCTCGTGCTCGTGCTCCCGCACGGTCCGCTCGTCGTGTCTGACGCGATCACCTTCATCGTCTGATAGGGGGATGACATGACCTGGTCTTTCTCAGAAGCGAGTCTCTCGACGTCCGAGAAGGACCAGGTCCGTCTCCTCATCGGCGATACGGACACCAGCGACCAGCTCATAAGCGACGAGGCGATTACCTTCTACCTCTCGCAGCGGTCGAACGTGAACCTCGCCGCGGCCGACGCGTGCGACTCCATCGCGGCGAAGTTCGCCCGTCAGGTCGACACGCGGAACGGCGCGCTCTCGGTCTCCGCATCGCAGCGGTCCGAGGCGTACCGCCAGCTCGGCGCCGACCTTCGGGTTCAGAACGCGGAGCTCGCCGGCGCGTTCTTCGGCGGTCAATCCATCGACGGCAAGATCGACCTCGAGACGGACACCGATGCGATTCAGCCTCGCTTCGCCCGCGGCATGAATGACGTGATGCCCGAGGTCGACTACCTCTACCCGAGGCGGTGGAATCGGACGGACGCATGAGCCTTGACCCGCAACTCCGGGCGCAGCTCGCGCAGACGATCTACGTCGCCTCGGCGTCGACGGTCGACAACTACGGGCAGGTCACCTACGGCACGCCCGCGGCGGTCAAGGCGCGCGTCGAGAACCTCTCGAGCATCGACGGCGGGCAGGGTGGCGCAATCGGTTCGACAGACGGCGAAGAGCGCGCCTCGTCCATGCTCATCATCACCGAGACCGCCATTGCGCTCTCGGACCGCATCTGGCTCCCCGGAGACAACCAAGCCGATCCGACGCTCGCGCGCCGTCCAATCTCGGTCCTCGTGCTACCTGACGAGCGCGGCGCCATCGACCACTACGAGACGAAGCTATGACGCCGGCGCAGGTCGAGGCGGCGCTCCGCAAGCGCCTCGATGCCGTGCGCCGTGCGGCCGAGGCGGCGCTATACCAAGCCGGCTCGATCATCATGACCGAGGCCAAGCAGCGCGCACCGGTCGATGTCGGCACACTGCGGAACAGCGGCTACGTCACCCTCCCGCGAAGGCAGGGCGGCGACACCTTCGTCGAGGCAGGCTTCGGCGGTGCGGCGAAGGCGTATGCCGTTCGACAGCACGAGGAACTTGCCTACCGTCACGAGGTCGGCGAGGCGAAGTACCTAGAGAACGCAATCAATGCCAAAGAGCAGCAGGTGAGAGAGCACGTCAAGCGGATCGCGGGACAGGCTCTAGCGTCGGGAGCGAAGACCGCGCTCGGGCCTAAGATTCACACCGAGGTGCCGCAATGAGCGAGCCTGACATCGCAGTCGCGCAGACCCTCGACGCCGTGGCAACCTCTCCGCTCTCGGCGTACACGATCGGGACCAACCTCTTCGCCGGGCCGGTGCGCCCGGTGTCGACGGTCATCCCGCACCGGGCGATCTTCGTCCTCACCTACGGGGGGCCCGCGCCCCTCGACAAGTTCTCCGGCGTGTCCATTCAGCGGCACTCGGTTCAGGTCATGATTCGCGGCAACGCGGACGCCTTCAACGTGGCGCAGGCTGACGCGAAGGCATGTCGAGACGCGCTCCATCTCGGCACTGTGACGGGCTACATGCGGTGCGCGGCGCTTCAACCCGTGTACCTCGGGCTCGACGACAACGAGCACCCGCTCTTTTCCCTGAACCTCGAGCTATGGCGCGAGGCGTAACCACAACCCCCGTTGCCGACGTCGGCGCACGTCGGTACGCTACCCGCACGAGGTGACACATGGCTTCTCTCGCTGGCTACAACGTAACCCTGAGCGTCGGCAATAGCTCTCCCGCTGGCACCGAGCTCGAAAGCATCAACAACGTGTCCATCGCCGACGGACGCACCATGCTCGACGTCACGAGCTTCGAGGGCAACGCCGGCGCGATGGAGCGTCTCGCCGGGCTGCGCGACGTGTCCGTCACTATCTCGGGATTCTTCGACACCGACACGGGACAGGCGCTTCTCCGCACCAATCACGGAAGCGGGTCGCTGACCTACGTCCTCGTCGAGTTCGACGGCTCCGGCGCACCGAGCCTCGAGATCCCGTGCCTGGTCGAGTCCGTCGATTACAGCGCGGCGGTCGATGGCACGGTCGACGTGACCTACAACCTGGTCTCCGCTGGCGCTCCGACCCTCACGCCTTGATCGAGGTGACCTATGACGGCATCAGCCGGCTACGCGGCGAAGCTCTATCGCAGCGGTACGTCAACCTCAATGACGGCCGAGGCGACGACGCTTGTCACGGGCAAGACTTATCGCATCACGAACGCGGCCAAGCGAATGCTCGACCCGGCCGTTGCGGTTGTGGTCGACGATGGCGGTTCGCCGGTGTCTGCGTCCGACATTTTGTCGATTGACTACCTGCACGGGCTCGTGACGTTCGACCCGTCCTACACGGTGTCGGGCGCCGTCACGTTCGACGCCAACTACCTTCCGCTCTCGCAGATCGGCGACGTGTACAACGCCTCGTTCACGTCGACACTGACGATGCTCGACGACACGGTGTACGAGGACACGGCCGTCTCACGCAAGGCCGGGCTGAAGGACATCACGGGCTCGTTCACCGCATACGACGAGGGCGCGACGGCTATCACGTCCCTGCTCGCGGCCGGGACCGTGCTGTACCTGACGTGGATGCAGGCCGGCTCGGCGACTGCGGACCACATGCGGGCTCGCGTGCTTCTCGAGAGCGAGGACGTGTCCGTCGCGGTGGACGGGCTCGTCGAGTCGACGTATAACTTCACCGGCGCGTCAATCAAATCAGTCGAGGGACGCGACGTGTCATGGTCCTTCGACTACTGACCAAGGTGAAGCATGACCGACCGCAACGCTCTCCGCGCAAAACTCCTCGCATCGCCCGCCTATCGCAAGGCGGCGGTCGAGATTGACGGCGACACCGTCTACATTCGCGAGCCGAGCGTCGGCGAGTCCCGCGATTTGGCGACGAAGTGCAAGGGCAAGGGCGGCGACATTGACCAGCTCGAGTACGCACTTCGGGCCGTGCTCGCACTCACCGTCGATGCCGACGGCCGCCGTGTCTTCGACGATGCGGACTACGACGCGCTGGCCGCACAGCCGGTCGCAGGCTCCATCGTGGGCAAGCTCACGGGCGCCTTCGCCGAGCTCATCGGAGGCAGCGCGGACCTGGGAAAGGACTGAAGCGCGACGACGAGCTGAAGGCCGCGTGCTTCGTGGGCGAGAAGCTCGGCAAGACCCTGGGGGAGGTGTACGAGATGTCGTCGAGCGAGCTTCATATCTGGATCGCTTGGTTCCGAATGCAGGCCGAAGAGGAGCGCAAGGCGCACGAGAAGGCGAAGGCGAAAGCCCGAAGGAGGTAGCGCATGGCACTCAATCTCGGGCCGCTCAATGTCCTCCTGAACCTGAAGGGCGCCAACAAGTTCGAGCGCGAAGCGGAGAACGCATCCAATGCGCTCTCCGGCGTCGGCAAGGCGGTTCGCGGGGTTGCAAGCTCGTTCGCGTTGCTTGAAATCTCACAGAAAGCCTACGAGTTCGCAAAGAGCGCGGCTACGCTCGAGGACGCGACGCGGATCTTTCAGGCATCCGGTGGGAATCTCAAGGAGCTTCGCGCCGCGACAAAGGGGCTTGTCGACGATTTTTCGCTCGTCAAGCAAGCCAACCTTGCAAAGACGATGGGCATCCCAACAGAGGCGATGTCTACTTTTGCGAAAGCCGCCATCGCAGCCTCGAAGGCGACGGGTGAGAGCGTCGATTTCATGATGGAGTCGATCGTCAAAGGCGTCGCGCGTGGGTCGCCGATGATTCTCGACAACCTTGGTCTCATCGTGTCGGTCGACACGGCGAACGATGAATACGCAAGAACTCTCGGAAAGACTGCGGCAAAACTGACCGAGGCGGAGAAGAAACAGGCGTTCTTGAACGCCGCGCTCAAAGCAGCGGAGCCGCTCATCGCCAGCGCCGACAAGGCTGGCGCCAACGCGGCGGATGCCTACACCCGCCTTGAGACTTCGATCAAGAACATCGGGTCAGCAATCGGAACCGGCATGGCGCCGGCGGTGCGCGCTGCTATCTCTCTGCTCGAGGACCTCGCCAACGCGGTGTCGGCAATCTACACCTTGCCCACGACGGGCAGGCTCTCCGAGGTTGGCCGCGAGCGGATGAAGAACGCGGCGAGGCAGCAAGAGATCCAGCGAATGCTTAGTACCGGAGGATTCAAGGCGTCCTATCCGGTAGGGCATCCGCTGGGCGGTATGAGTGGCGTGCTACCGACGATGCCGCAGGCACAAGCGCCATCGCAAAACGAGGTTTTGCTAGGTCGCTACACTCCATTGACGGACAAGCAGACCGAGCAGCTACAGCGCGAGCTCAATCGACTTCGTGAGCGAGAGGCAGATCTTCTACGACTCGAGAACAAGGAACGAGAGCCGAAGCCAGATGCGCCGGTGCCGCTATCTGACCAAGAAAAGGAAAAGCAACGCAGGGAGCGGTTCGAGGCTGCGGCGCAGGCGTATCGCTTCGAGATTGCGCCGACCGACTTCGAGTCGGCTGCGGGCGGCATTGTCGACGTGCTGGCGAAAATTGGCTACGACGGCGCCATCGCGACGAAGGCATCGGTCGAGGCGGCATTCTCACCGAGCGTGGTCGGGAACATCATGTCGCCGCTTCGCGAAGCAACGCAGGGGCAAGCGAGCGCAGCCGAGCTCGCAGCCGAGGCCATGCACCGTGCGGCGCTACAAACCACGGCAACTGTCTCGGAGATTCGCAGCTTCGGCGCGATTCTCGGCGACGCAACGGCGGCGATAAGGGGAAACACCGTCGGCGCAACCTTCGGCCCGGCCGGGGCCGGGGCTCTCGGGTCGATGATTGGAACGGCAATCGCGCCCGGCATCGGCGGCGCCGTCGGGCAGGAGATCGGAGAGATCGTCGGGCAGACTTTCGGGCCGATGTTCGACGCCGTCAACGCAACGACCGACGTCTTCCGCGGCTTCGTCGAGAACTGGAACGCTACTGCGGCTGCTCTCTTCGCTCCGATCCTTGTCGGACTTGGGCCGGCGTTGCAGGTCATGGCAGAGTATCAAAGAAACGTCGCAATACCTGTTCTCACTTTTCTTGGAGACGTCATCGGCACTTTGGCGTGGTTCTTCAGCGAGCTCAGTGTCGGCGTGCAGAACTTCACGATCTGGCTCGACAACCTCACAAAGGATGACCAGAACAAGATCCCGTACATCGTCGGCAAGACATTCGAGCAGTACATGCAAGAGGTCGAGGAGACGAGGCGCAAGGTACTCGAGGCGCTCAACGACGAGACGGTGACGACGACCAACAACTTCCGCGAGCTGAACGAAGAGCTCACGAACGTGCCGATCGGCGTCAAGCGTCTCCGGGCGCTTCAGTTCAACGCAACTCGGGGCGCCGTCTCCTTCCCTGGTCGCTTCACCGCGCCCGCATTCGGAGCCTGACCTATGGCGTTCCTCACGATCAACGGTCTCGACGTGCCGGTCCTCGACGGGGCGGCTGACCTGACGGTCGAGGACATCGGGCACTCGGCGCGAGCCTTCAACGGCTACATGTCGAACTCGATCCGAGCTCGGGCGCGGTCCATCGCTTGCACGACGCCGATCCTGTCTGCGGAAGATGCGCGGGCGCTGGTCGGGCTCGTGCGTGGCGACGGGCACTTCTGGGCCTTCTCGGACATCTACTCATCCCGAGGGCTCGGCGCTCTCTCGGGCACCTACACCATCTCGGGCGGCAACATCACCGTGTCGTCGGGATTGAACGTTCGCTTTGACACGAACGTAGGAAGCGCGTGGTCGCTGCTCGTGCGCTACAACGTCGGCGCGGCGACGTACACGCTCGACAGCGCCGGGACCAAGTACAAGAACGGCGCGACGACGGCGGACGTCGTGAGCAACATCGCCGACGTGTCGTCGGGCGACCTGTTTCTGTACGGGCGAAGCATCACAGCGGTGAACGGCAACCAATCCTATTCCTACGCCGCGGTCGTGCCCTACGTCTTCACGACGGCGATGCACGCCGCCTTCTCCGCGTCGAGCTCGCCGTTCCAGTCCGAGCTCCCACGGCTCACCGTATCGGGCTCGGCGTTCCGCACCGACTCGCTGACGATGCGCCTACAGCAAGGCTCGCTCTCGGAGGAGCCGGTCCAGTACATGTCGGGCGGCTCTATCGCCATCGGCTACCAAGTCTCGTTCACCCTCGAGGAGACACTGTAATGCGCCACATGCTACGCCCGCACGTCGGCGCACGTCCCTCGCTGGCGTCGGCGCTGGCGCATTGGAAGCTCGACGACGCGGCCGGAGCGAATGCAGCGGACGACCTCGGCGCATACGACCTGACGCAGACGGGCGCGCCCGGTGCGGCCGCATCGCTCTTCGCCGTGCCACCGGGCACATTGGGCTCGCGCACCTTCGACGGGTCTACCGAATATTTCACGGCAAACGGCGACGCCGCCGCGCTGGCGGTCTTTCAGTCGCAGTCCTTCGCCCTCTCCGCGGTCTTCGTGAACGACACCTTGTCCGGCGTCGACACGATCTTCTCTTATGCCGGTGCGACGAGCGCGCAGGCTGACAACGCGCAACTCATCGTCTCGACGTCGGGCGACGAAATCCGAGTGTTTTGGGAGTACGGTTCGAGCGTCAACGTCAGCATGACGACGAGCGGCGCGGGACTCTCGAACGGGGACCGATACATGGTCGTCGTGTCCGTCGAGGACGACAGTCCGACGACGCGCAAGGTCACGGTCTACATCTTCGGCGGCGGGCTCGAGGTCGAGCAGACGTTCACCGGGCAGACCAAGCAGAACGGCGGGACGACCGCTGACTTATGGATCGGACAGAACGGACGCGGCGCCGAGTATTGGGACGGCACGCTTGACGATGTGGTCGTCTGGAAAGCGGCGCTCACCCGCGATGCGGCGCTCCTGCTATACGCCGAGACGCTCGGCATCTCATACGACGAGGAGACCCTGTACTCGTCCGGCACCGACGCGCACTTCCTGCGAGTCCGAGTCGAGGACAGCGCCGGGACTCTCGTCGACCTGACCGACATCGCGCACGGCCAGAACGCCGTGCTCGGCGCCGACGTGTCCGACGACATCGACTCGCCAGGCGCGCAGGCCACGGTCACGATCAAGCGGGAGTTCGACTCCGAGCAGAATCCGGGAAGCGGCGCACGCTGGTCCCTCGCTAGGGACATAACGGTGTCTCCGCTCAATATCGTGGGCGGCTCCTTCTCGCCGCTCCTCGATCTGAATCGCCGCATCCTTATCGACACGGCGGTCATTCCCGAGGGCACGACGCCAGCCGTGCACGATTGGGTGTCGCTCTTCGAGGGCTACATCGGCGCGGTCGACTGGTCCGGCGACGAGATCAACGTGCAATGCGCGGACAAGATCGGGCCGCTCTTCGACGTGTTCATCTCCGAGGCGCCGCTGTCCATCTTGGCCATCGACGACAGCGGAACGGGCGGCGCAGTAGCGGTCCAGACGAGCACGCCGCACGGGCTCTCGCAAGGTGACACGTTCTCGGTTTACAACACGACGAACTACAACGGTCGCTACACCGTCAGCGGCGTGCTCTCGACGACGATCGTTGTCACGGTCGAGACGCTTTCCGGGTCGCTGGCGTCGGAGTCTTCCGGCACCCTCGTGCCCCCCGACGTGTCCGTTTACGGGTCGGGCGCCGGCACGCCTCTCGAGACGGTCATTCAGGCCATCATCGACGACAACGCCCCTCCGAGCGTGGGCTATGTCGGCGGAACGCCGACCCTCTATACGCCGACGTCGCCATCGTTTGACCTGCTCGACTTCTATCAAGACCGCGAGCCGGTCCAGACGGCACTCGAGAATCTGGCGACGATGATCGGGTGGTCGTGCCGCTACTTGTGGGACCCGGAGATCCGCACGTTCCGGCTGACTCTCTCGGAGCCCGACCGGGCGCTCGCCAATGGCGTGCTGTACACCTTCGACAACGACGAGATCCTCGAGGTCGCGCGCGCGTCCATCGACGGCAAGGATATTCGCAACGTCGTCGAGATCACCTACTCGGACAGCAGCGCCACGAAGGACGGCGCAGGGCAGTACCCACGAGTGACGCTACGCAAAGAGGACGCGGCGTCCATCACGGCCTACGGCTACCGCATCTGCCAGATCGCCGAGGGCTCGACGTCGCAGATCGACACCTACACCGAAGCGTCCGGCCTGGCGAATGCCGTGCTCTCGGACCTGGCGGAGCCGAAGGCGGACATCGCCGTCGAGGTCCCGTTCCGGCGCTTCGTCGAGCTCGGCGACTACTACCGACTCCCGGCGAACTTCTACCACTGGGAGACGAACAAGGACGTCGCCGTCGTCGGATACGCGCACAGCTTCTCCGACGGGCGCGCGTCGACGACGATCAACCTGCGGGGCAAGCCGGCTGCGGCGAACCAGAAGTGGAGCATCCGCATGGTCTCGCCGGGCTTTGCGCCGAACCAGCCGACGACGCCTCCGCTCGTGCCTCCCGCGGCACCGACGCTGACGGCAATCTCGGGTGGCGCCGAGGTCTACTCGCCGTGGCCGCTCGACGACTTGCGCGGGCGTCGCATCGACCAGATGGAGATCCACGCGTCGACGACAAACAACTTCATCCCGAGCGCCTCGACGCTGAAGGAGACGATCCGGTCGAACAGACAGGACGTGCACGGGCTCGACCCGGCGACGACGTACTACCTGCGGACGCGCTACCGGGACCGCTTCGGGAACTACTCGCCGTGGTCGGCGCAAGGCACGGTGACGCCGAGGTACGTCGAGTCCATGCCGGCCGCTCGGGCCTACCGTGGGACGAGCGATCAAGCGATACCATCCAAGACGCTGACGACGGTGCAGTTCAACGTCGAGGACTACGACAAGCGAAGCAACTACAACACCGGGACCTACAAGTTTACTTGCCCAGTTTCCGGCGTCTATTCGGTGCTTTGTCACGTCGCCGCGCTCTTCTCCTCGTCGGGGGAGGATGCGCAAATCTACCTGTACAAAAACGGCGGAACGCTTCTGGCAACCGGAACGTCGGTCGTCGGCGAAAGCCACAGCAAGGTCGCACACCCGACGCTCAACACCATGATCGCTCTGACCGTCGGCGCCGACGTGTTCATTCAAATCGAGACGAGCACGACCGCCGACATTCTGTATTCGACCGACGCCGCGCTCGCGACGTCTTTCTTCTCCATCGCTCTCGTCTCGCAGGACTGACCCCCTTTGCCGCGATGCGCGGCACCCTGTACCCTCACCGAACGGAGACCCACCATGCGCAATCTCGCAACTGCACTCGTCCTCGTCGCCGCACTCGGCGTCTTCCTCGTCAGCGCCCGTCCTGGCATCGCGCAGGTCGAGGCCGCGCGCGCAGCCGGGCACAACGTCGTCGCGTGCAGCGACAGCACGAACACGGCCATTTCGGTACCCCTCGCCGATAGCTTCGGCAACGCGATCTCGCAGGGCGCGCAGACGCTCTCCCTCATCGCCGCGAGCGCGACCCCGGTCTACGTCTACTCCAAGAACTCCGAGGCGGCGACGGAAGGCGTCTCGCTCTGCACCGCGGCCGGGTGCGTGGCGTCCCTCGACCTGCCCGGCCCGGCGTCGCTCTGGTATTGCAAGTCGAGCTCCGGCAGCGTGAACGTGAACGTGCTCGGGACGACCCGATGAGCGGGGCCTCGCTGCTTGTAGCGGCCCTGGTCGCTTCGCAAATCCAAGTGCATCCTACCGGGCTCAAATCCGTCGGGCTCTCTCACGGGCGCGCTGGCGTGCGCACCGTGCAGATCCTCGACAAGGTCTACGAGCAGGCGGGCAAGCCGAGCCTCGACCTCGACATGGCCCGCTTCAAAGACCTGCACGACAACGCAAGCGGCGAGACCTCGCTCGTCTCCTTCACCCGCTCCTCAATGGGCACCTACACCGACTCCGATGGGCTCATCAAACGCTCGGCGGTGAACAACCTGTTGTATAGTGAGCAGTTTGATAATGCGGCGTGGGTGAAGACTGATACGACTGTATTTGCAAACCAGATCGATGCACCCGATGGCAAGCAAACGGCAGATCAGATGACAGTTGGATCGGCTGGAACAGGCTTTATCGCAAGCAG